TTAACTATGGCTATCTCTTCAAGGATGTATTTGTAAAATAGCCTATTAACTAACTATTATGCCTATCAACATAAACGACTCGATGATCAGCCTTGATAAAGCTCTGGATGCGGTGTTACGCGCTTCAGGCGATATTATGGCATGGTCAGAAGGCAAAATACATGAAAAACAGGCAGATTCAGGCGATATAGATAATTACATCTTATGGCAATGCATGGCGGGTGGGGATGAGAATACTAGCCCCGTAGACTCGGCAAAAGTGCTGTATTTGATAGTCTGCGTAAGCACCAGCAAATTGCTAGCCGAACAGGGGTCTAGTTTGGTAGAAACATGTTTATGTACCAGTACCCCCACAGGGGAATATTGGGCAATTCCAGGATGGCATGTTTATTGGTGCAATCCGGGGCGTTGGCATAAAGAGATTATGACTGTCCAAAAAATCAATTATTGGGCAGTAGGTAAATTCTATGAAATTCGATTTGATCGCTTGCAGCCGGGGTAAACCGAGTATGCAACTAACTACAGGTAGGTAACATTAATGAGTGCTTCTCAGAGATTCACAGGGGCTAATTACTATATTACCTGGCAGCCCACATCCGGCCCTGGTAACGGTAATTTGTATATTTTGTCAAATGACTGGACAAAGTTTGAGTTCGATAAATCCATCAAACTCGAAGATCGCACAGCAGCGGCTGATACGGACGCCTCTTACAACCCAACTTACAAAGAAGGCTCTGTTGATTTGACACTGTTTGGCACGGCGGAGAACTTCGCGACATCTGGCGCTGACGCGGCGACCATTGAGGGCACTTCGGGGATATTGTCATGGTACGCTAAAGGCAGCCCCGCAACGGGCAAGCCCAAAAGGGCGGGGCCGTTCATCGTAGAAGACAAGAAAGAAAAGGCGGGCTTTGATAAAAACGTCGAATATGACATCAAATTCCGCAAAAACGGTGCAATGACTTATGATGATGGGAGCTTACAGTAACTATTATGCCTATTCAAGATGCTACTAAGCCGGATTATCATGCCCTGTTCGGGGTCGATGCCGATGTAAAGATCATTGAAATGCCAGAGTTAAAGTTGGCGACCAATGATAGCCCATTGGTGATCGATATTATGTCCTGGCGTATGCGGGATTTGTTTAATTGGCAAGCCCTGGCTCGGAAAGACGATTTGTTGGGCATGGCAGAAATACTTACAGGAGTTGTGAAATCGTGGGGTTTTCCCGCTGACCCGACAAATTTGGATAGCTACCTTGATCTCTCCCTGGAAGATTATCAGGAAGTCGCCTTAGAGGTGAGCCACGCGGTTAATGCCCGCTTTCAATCGAGCAAGCGATAGCCTGTATATCGCGATCAAGTCGGGTAATTACTCCCAACTTGATCCCGAATATTCTGAAGATTTTGAAAATGGCTTGCTGATTTTGCTGACCGGGTATACCTATGACTACCTGGAAACCTTGAATATCCGGCAGCGGCAAGCGATTTTGATTGCCAACAGTGTTAAAACTCGGCTGGAAAACGGGTAATTCGGATATAACTTATGCCTGATGATCAGGAAGTTGCCAGTCTACAAGCTACTTTCACCGCCGATGATTCCGAATTCCAGGGTGTCGCCCAGGGTATACTTGACGCGCTAGGGGGTATCGGAGACTCGGTAATGAGTCTTGCCTCTCCCCTTTCTGATTTATTTACAGGCTCTCTTGACGCCGCCGCGAACCATCAGGTTGCCCTGGTGCGGCTTGACGCGCTCTATAAAAATCTCTCCGCTACGACCACACAATCCGATACCAGCGTCGGACATTGGGCCGTTACTACAGAGGCAACGGGGGCAAAGGCCGAAAAATGGGGGCAGCAACTTGATTTGCTAAATGCCCGGTTATCGGATAATGAGGCTCGACTTAGTAAAGCTAAAGGAACACACGCAGCTCTGCAAGTCACCATTCAGCAAGAACAGCAGCAGATCGGCAAACTTACGGATGAATTGGGGCTGAATACAGCAGGCCAGAAATATTGGGTATCTGGCTCCAATGCCATGCTAGGCGCAGCCAAACCCACTGAACAAAGCCTGATTGATTTGTCGAGTGCTCTATCAAAAACGACTGAATATTCGCGCGATTCAGTGTTGGGCGTAGAAGCCTTAATGCTTCCCTACCAGAATTTAGGCGCATCAATTATCCCCGGACTGACCCAGGCTACGTTGGATGTAGCCGCCGCTACCGGGATAGATGCTACCAGCGCGGCTAAAACGTTGGCAAAAGCCGAGGACGACCCCATCAAAGGGGCGACAATGCTGCGCCGCGCCAATATCCAGCTTACGGCGAGTGAAACCGACAAGATTCAAGCTCTGCAACTATCTGGCGATCTCTATGGTGCGCAAAAGTCTCTCTTGGATGATATTGAGGCCCGTTATGGAGGGGTAGCCAATGCTATCGGGGGGACATTTCAGGGGCAATTGGCGATCTTCAATAATACACTCAATGACGCGGCGGCAACTATTGGGGGGGTATTCTTGCCCGCCCTTACCGCGATAGTGGATTTTGGCACTCAATTAGTAACCAATTTCGAGACCCTCGATCCTGGTATCCAACAAACAGCGGCTCTATTCGCAGCGGCGGGTGCAGCCGTAATGCTCCTGGCAAGCCCACTAGGAGCGCTGGTCGTTCCGATCACGTTAATCGCCGGGGCTATTGTGGGTGTGAATGCCATATGGCAGTCGAATTGGTTAGGTATTGCCAGCGCAGTATCTAATGCCTGGGGCACTATACAGCCTGATCTGGTAATAATTCAGCAAGCCTTTCAGGGATTTATGGCGAATTTGTTTCCGGCTCAACAGGCCGTGATTCCTGACAGCGTATTTGATCATGTATCTGGGCAGATAGCCGATGGCATTAAAAAGCAGAATGCGGCGGCGCAAACCTCCAATAATGTCCCGTTTCTGACTCATTTGGTTGACGCCATAGAAGCATTTGCCCCTCAGTTTGCCAGAGCCTTTCAGGATATGCTCACGAAGGGTGTTAATGCCGGTGTCGGGTGGATGGAAACGACGGGAATCCCGGCATTGACTAGCGAAGTTGGCAAGCTAATCGCCCCTCTGGAATCGGGATTAGGCACAGCCCTGGCGAATATTAGCCCTGTCGGAATCGTCGCGGCGGTAGTCATCGGCGGTCTGGTTATTGAACTTGGCTTGCTTCAGGCTATTGCTATTGGTGGGGCACTTGTGACAGGATTATCGGCTATTGCCGCGTCGTTGGGAGCTATCCTCGTTGTGGCCACCCCCTTGATATTGCCATTATTGGTAATTGGGGCTATCGTAGCCGCTTATGCCACGAATTTCCTGGGGGTGCGGGATGCAATTAATCAAATGGGCACAGTGCTAAAAAACGTCATCGGGGACGGCCTGACCATGTTGGGGACATTTACGGATGGTATAGCCACTCAGGTAGGGAAATGGCTCACGACGCTAGAAGATTTTGGGAAAAGCGTCATTCGCGATGTGCTGCCGCCACTAGAGGCTTTGCTAAACCTGATCATGTTCGCGGACGTGGCTATGGGAAAAACCAGTCAAGCTGGGCAAATTGCCCTGACATTGGCGACGGTGCAAAGCTACGCAGGCATGACGACCCCCGGCAAAGCTATCGGGGGAAAATATGGTAATAGCCCGTTTATCGCCGGGGAGTGGGGTCGTGAGTTGGTGATGCCTTCTGATTCTGGAGGGGGAGGATCGGTGATGAGCGCCAGGGCGACTCGTGAGATGTTAGGGGGATCAGGCAGTAATTCAGGGCATACCTGGAATAATGCTCAAATTTCTGTGAATGCCAATGACCCGGCGCAATTTGCCCGCGAACTGAAGAAAGTATCTGATCGGAATACAGGGCGCTAGTAAACTATGGCTATGGCTATCTACACACTAGGCGTCTATATCGACCTGAACAACGATAACTTTTTCTCTGGTACAGGAGAGACAGTTAGCTTGTACTGCCAATCGCTTGATCTAACATTGGGTAAATCTGATCCCTTGCAGCTTGTGGATGATATAGGGGTGTGCAAGATTACCCTGGACAATACCGATAAACGCTTTTCGCCGGGCTATACCGGCAGCCCCTATTATCCTAACTTCACCGAAAAACGGCTTGTGAAGTGTACCGTCACCAACAATATTACCGGGATTACCCGCACCATATTTTTGGGGCGCATTTCAAATATAAATCCCGATGCCGGGGTCTATGGCGCAAAGCACTGCATGATCGAATGCGAAACCCTGTTGGTGGATTTGCGTGACGGGGAGAATGTCGCTATACCCGTGCAATTTAATAAAACCAGCGACTATCTCATCAAGCAAGTCGTCAACGAGGGTCTCATCTCGCCATCGGCATCAGGCACGATAAACCTAAGTACGCAGCCCGCCAATAATGCTACCCAAGTTATAGACAACCAAACGTACACCTATAAAACCAGCCTATCCGGGGCAGCCAATGAAATCTTGATAGGTGTTAGCGTGTATGCTACGCTGGCGAACCTGATCGCCGCCAGCAACGGGGATATAGGTGCTGGTACAACGTATGGGAATAATTCATTACCGCTCTCTAACAGTACGGCTGATCTGGCATATGGATTTTATCAGACCGCTCAGGGATTAAAGCCGCAACGCTATTACAGACTCGACGAGTCATCTGGGACGCCCTGTAATGACCTGTCGGGATATTACGGGTACGGGGGCAGCTATGGGGGCACGCCTACCTACTCGGTGACAGGTGCGCTATCTTCCAATGACGCCGATACCGCGATAACGTTTAATGGCACGAACACTAAGATTACTCTGCCCTCAAACGGGTTTAATTTTCTCACGGGAAACAGCTACACACTGGCCTTTTGGATTAAAGTAGCCAGTTACCCTGGCGCAGATCGGGTGATTATTAAGTTTGATGATAACACGGGCACAGGGGGACATAAACTCACTGTATTGCTCACCAGTGCAGGTGCTATTAAATTGGATAACGGGTCAACCACTCAGACAGCCAGCACCCCTATAGGTACTGGGGCGTGGGTGTTCGTGGTGATTAGTAATTTATCCGGGATAGTGACTATTTATCAAAATAACGTGGTCACGCTCAATGTAGCCTGGGCGTTATTGCTAGGCACGCCTACGGTAAATCTGGTAGCTACCGACAATACTAATTATTTGGCCTGCTCACTTGACGAGTTGTTGGTGTATAGCTACGCCCTAACCAGCACGCAAGCCGGGAATCTCTACAACGCTGTAAATGTTGTTTTTGGGGCGATTATTACCGCTACGTTGCGCGGAACCGTCGGCAATAGCATAGCGCTAGGGGCAGGTTTCTTATCGGGAGGGGTAGATTACCCGGTCTTCGAGGGGGGCAGTTATTTCAACTACGATATAGGGAAAGCCACGTTTGATGTGGCTGCTGACCAATGGCGCAAGGCTGTAGGGTCTTCTCCAGGCACAAGCGCTTTGACGGCACTGCAAGACATTACGAATTCCGAAATAGGGCGGTTTTATGTGGGCTTGAATGGGCATTTTACCTACAAGAGCCGAAGTTTTCAATTTACGCATATTGCTGATCCCGTAGCATTAACGCTCTATGGTGTGCCCAATATTGAATTTGCTCAGTATAAAGCCATTGAAGATAGCAAATTTCTTTATACCCGTGTGAATGTTACAGTGACGCCCAGAGCTTATCTTGCGTCTGGTATTGTGGCTATACAAAATACCCCTATAGTAGCAGCAGGGCAGTCAGGTACAAGTCGTTGGAACGGCACAGCCATATATCCCGGTGGCGGATCAACGGTTATCCATTTGTATTACACCGATCCGGCTACAGGGCAAAAAATAGGTGCCAAGAATCTGATCCTACCTCTCGTGCCTAACACAGACTGGACGGCTAATGATGCTAAAGACGGATCAGGCTTTAACTACACAGGTAATACTAACCTATCCTTTACCTTTGCCGTGAGTGCATCCGGGGTTGATATATCAGTTGTCAATAAGGCATTAGGTCCAATTTACATCACCTACTTGCAAGTCCGGGGAATAGGCATTACCACCTACTCCCCTATAACCGTCACACAGGATAATGCCAATTCTCAATCCACTTATGGGGTGAGAACACCTTTAGATGTTACGTTGTCGTTAGCGACCGATCCGGGGTTGGCCGGCCTATATGCCAGCTATTTGCTCTATCAGTATGGTACGCCTTATTTCGGGTTGAAGACAATCACTTTTCAGGGGGTGAATTATGTCAACGGAGTGGATTTATACAGCCTGGATATAACCAGCATTATTCAAGTGACTGAGCCGCAGTTGGGTATAACTAATCAAAAATATGAAGTAATAGGACTACATTGGAAATTTACCCAGGGAGGTGGCAATAATCTTGAATTTACGGTAAACCGCATGGATGCAAAAACCTACGGAATATTTGATAACACCACTTACGGAATATTTGATAATCCTGCCTGTAATTTTTCGATTTAGGGGTATACTAGAGATATATGCCATATACCACACCCGTAAATCAATCCCCTGGGGATAACTTATCTAGCCTCAAATACAATAATGAAGTTGTCGGGAATGCGCTGTGGTTTTTGACTGGACGGGCACAGATATATAACCGCACGGCGGGCAACTATACCACCACAAGTACTAGTTCCGTTGCCGTCGACGCAACAAATTTAGCCTTTACGCTAACCAGCGCAGGAACTCGCGTAGAGGTTATCGTGTCGGGCGTGCTGGAAAACAGTGCCAACAACGCCATACCCAATTTATATATCAACCTGGACGGCACAGACGGGCCACCGCTGTGGCCCGTACCCACAGCGACAAACACAATGGCAGCGGGGGTAAATTACCCGTTCGTTATTCATCGGGTTTTTACGGTGACACCTGGTAGCCATACCTACACATTAAAGTGGAAAACCAATTCTGGGACATTAACCCTATACGGGGATGGTACGTCCTATGGCATGTCCATGTCGGTCAAGGAGATAGGATAGATAATGGCAAATTTAGTACAACCTGAAACCAAATTCATGAATCAATCTATTAGCTTGCTCAATCAATTGTTGACTATAAAAACTCAACTTGAGCAAGTCAACTCCGCTTGGGCTGGGACGCCAGCCTATCAAACAGCGATTAATCAGGCGGCATTAGATGGCAGTCAGTTCGCGGGGATGAATGCCACCAATTTAGCTGATGCTGAATATGTTCTAGCGCAGGTACTGAATGCTTTAAATGCCAATATCCCCGCTGTTGCCGTGATCGCCCTATGGGGGTAACTAAATAATTGGATTAGAGGAGTTAACGACTATGCCAAGCAATATCAGTCTTTCTGATCTTCAGTCACTGGTGATCATTACGTTTTTCGTGTTGGCTATAATAGCCTTATTGGTCTATTTTGTGCTTCAGGTAATAGCCTTGCGGAAAGCACAGCCTACGTTACCCGTCATTGACGCGGCGGCTATCACGGCAACCAATGACCTGAAGGCTGTCGATAATAATCCTGGGCTAATTGCCCTGGGGCAAGAACTCGGAAACAGCGTACCCGCAGGTGTGCATAGCATCACACTCACACTGCTAGCTATTTTGTCTATGTCATCTACGGTGCAGCGGGATCAATATCTGCAACAGTTTATCAATCAGGTACAAACCACCGTGCAGCTTACCCAGCCTCCCAACCAAACGACTGTTGCCACAGCGGTTACAAAAACCTCATCAACTGGCGCGGGCTGATTTTCACCGATAGCTAGATGTAGAAGCCAGACCGTGCCTGGATAAATATATCGGGGCACGGTCTTTTTATGGGGATATAAGACTTATGCAGCCTATTGTTTTGTGGATAGTCCAATGGATTAATCAGTGGGGTATCACAGCCAATGATTACCGCGATGATTGCTTTGATGCATGTGCCCTCATGGTGCTGTGGTTTTGGGGGCTTGCTGCCGATCTCACGGTAAATCTGATTGCCAGTATGATCCCGCCTGTCTCTGGTACGTCGTGCCAGGGCGGTGCTGCTATCCTACGCCCGTTTTTGGCACGCCGATCTACCCTCTCGGTATCGATGTATCGGGAGCGGGGCAAGCGGGTTTAGACCTGAAAACGCTGCTTACCGGGGGGATCAATGGGCAGTCTATCCAGTATGTGATGATCCGAGGGCTAGATGGGCTGACGCTAGATACTTCAGCCAAGGGGTTTATCACAGATAGCCAGGAAACATTAATCGGGATTACACTTGTTCCGGTTGGGTCGCTATCTATTCCTGATCAAGTTGCGCTGGCTTATAGCCTTTACCCCCCTACAGGCGATTTTCTGTACAACATTGATCTCGAAGGGCTATATGCACCCACGATAGCACAAGTGGCAGCCTATATCCGATTGTTCCGACAAACTTTCGGTTATGCGACGGGGCAACACCTCAATATCTACACGAACGAAGGTTGGATCGGGCAAGCAGGCGCGAACGCCGCACAAGCCGATCTCAATACGATCTACGCCGAAAACCTGTGGGTAGCCGACCCGAACAGCAAAACAAGTCCGTCTGTACCCCCAGGATGGAAAGGCCAATGGGCATTCTGGCAATTTGGGCAAGCGATGATCGGCGGCTATACCATCGATACCGATTACATTAATGGAGATGTAGCAGCCTATTGGAAAGCCAATGCCCCCGCTGCAATACCCGTTCCTGCCCCCACAAGCCCTACCCCCGTGACAAAATACACCAACCAGGACAAAGTACATCTACGGCAAGCCGCTGGGCTTACAGCGCCAATCATAGATACACTGGCAATAGGCGCAGCGCTTTTGGTGCTACCACTTCCACCGATTACCGCGAGTGGACTGAATTGGGCGATAGTGGTTAACTCGGATGGCACAGCGCGGGGATATATCGATCAGGAGTTTTTGAGCGACACCAAGCCTGTGATCACGCCGAGTCCGGTGATCACTGTGACAAAACAAGTCTATCGGAACTTCGTCGGTTTCTTTTGCTTCCCCGATACCCCCGAATCGTTTTATCAGATGGTCGGACGGTTGGCCTCTACCCCCCATTTTGTGCCTATCGTCACGATGCTGAACGAAGGCGGCAAAGCCGACCGGATTAAAACGCTTTCCCCGCGAACAATAGTTGTTTTTCGCCCAGAGCGTGGCAACCCACAGCCAGGGACTAACCCGCAAGTCTGGTATGATCAACTCTATGGATCGATTACGCAATCGGAACTCGCGGATTTTGATGAATATGGCAACGAGGATTTTACTGCTGGTGATATACCTGATCCCGCTGAGGTGACATTCTATTCCGGGTTAATCGATGTTTGTGCCAGAAACAGACGCCATATTACCGTGATGGATTATGCAATGGGACATGGCAACCCGACTGATGTTGACTCCCTTTTGGCGAAAATCACCGCGAACGGGGATGTATTAAACTACCATGCGTATTCGCAAAACACCTCCGCTGGGGACGCCAGTATGTACCCTGACGTACTAGACCTTGAATTACGCTGGCTGCCCTGGCTGAAAGCAACACCAGGAGCAAAAGTTTTGTTTGGTGAGGCTGGCAACGGAAAAGCAGATTTTCAGGGTGTTTCACAAACGATGGTACTCATGAAACAATTCAATGACATCATGCAACCCTACGGGCAGTATATCCTCGGCGGGGGATCATGGTGGTGTCTAGGAGGGGAGTGCTGCAACTGGAAACAATCGGATTGTAGCGCCGTGCTTCCAGCCTACGAACAATATGTGATAAGTCTGTAATATACCCCTGTTTACGGCAATATACCTTAATAAACCCGGTAGCGCGTCTATCGGGTTTTTGTTTATTTTGAGGAAAACTATTGACAAGAATTATAATCACCTTTATACTGGTATTCAAGGTAAGGAACCAAATAACCATCATGACCAAAGAAGCCTATCTTGCCCGTCAACGCATCGCGGCAGCCCTAGAGGGGGCAAAGCAACCCGATCTCTCCTGGCTCATTGCCATGACCGAGGAAGAATTCCAGGAATGGGCCAAACAATTTGTTGTTGGCTGCGGGGTAGATACCCCCAAAACTAACAAGAAATAACTTCCGATAATAGGATTTATCTGTCAAAGAAGGATAGGAAATGACGAACGAAGAGCGCGTTACACAGGGTATAGAAAGGGTAGTTAACGGCACAGTTACCCGTCAGGAACTACAAAAACACATCAAGGACTTACAGCAGCATATTGATCGGGCTAATCGCCTAATTGCAGACACCCGAACAGAGCCTTTATACGAGTTGCTGACGAAAAATATGCCAGATTTATCCGCTAAGGCCCTGAAAGAAGCACAAGAACAGATCACCCATTTCGAGAATGAGATCGCTATCTACCTGGAGGTGCTTAACAAAACCCGCAAGACTTCTGGGTAAACTTGTGCTAAAATAATTACTCATAATACGAAGTAACTGAAAGGATGTGATTTTATATGGGAGCACGCGGGGCACAAGGTCGCTTTACCGCCCGTCTTGAGGGGTCTGTCACACCAGAGATGCTTAAGGCGCTTAAAACCGACGCCAAGCGCTTTAAAGTCCCGCTATCGGTAATTATGCGGGCTAGATTGCAACTGGGCATGACAGCCGAGTTGACCAAAGAATTTTTCTGTAACAACCAATAACCTATCTATCAACCTGGAGGAATCAAACGAACCTATTATGACTACAAACGAATCATCTCAATCACCTTTCGGGCAAGCACACGCTATTGTCACGGGATTGAATCCAGCGCAGGCACAACAGCCTTACACTCATGAGTATCACCCTGAAACTACTACGGCTGTACCAAATTCATCCCCTGCCCTTGTAGCTCTATCACCTATAGCTGAATCGGTACATGAACATGATGATCCAGAGCCTACGCCAGAGCATATCATGCGGGTGTTGCTCACCAGTGCCGACGTGATCTCTATATCTCAAACTCTTTTTGACATGGCGGATCGGGCTTATCAGACTCGGCTGGCTACCGTCAGCCTGATCGCCCTATCCTCCCCTTTCCCCGGCACAGACAAACCAGCCAGCAATGATAAGGCGCGGGAACTGATGATCACCAATGCAATTAATCAGGATAGCGCCCTGGTCGAACTGGTGCGTGATCGTGAGAATGCGCTGCGCGATCTGATCCATGCCAAGAATGAGCAAGAGAACGCTCGAATCATTGCCGGGTTGCTCACAAAGCTGAGTAAGTAAATCTTGTAATTTCTAGTATCTATCTATAAGGAACCTAGTAACCATGTCTGATCAGCCTATTGAAAATCCGTCTAGCGCCCTGGCTAATTTCGATTTCAACGCTCTGGCAAGCCAATTAAGCGGTATGGGTAACACCATTACCACCAGCACTGGGCAGCAAGTGGCATTGCCGGATAACTTTGAGGATATTATCCCGGTCAACGCTTATAGCACCAATGATCCCATTTGGACTATCGTAGCAGGGCAAGCCCGCGATGAACGTTTCTATCCGGGGTCAGATCGCTTTTTTGCCCTGAAATCTATCAAGAACGATGCAACCGGAAAATGGGAAAAGCAATATATCGGGCCGTTAGGTGATCTTGTTCCATCCGCGCAGCCTGATATGACCAAGCCGGGATATATTCCGCCTACGGCAATTTTTTCAGTGTTTCCGCTCAATTACCGATTCGCCAATATCATGTTTCGTCCCGGCGATCCGACAGGACGCCCAGCGGAGGAGCGGCAGCCACTTTGCAAGTCGAACAATTCAATCAAGCCTAACGCCATGTTCATCCACACCAATGCCGCGCCTTCACCTGATTGCCAGATTATCACTCCACAGGGCTTTAAGAGGATTTGCCCCATGCTTGACTGGGGCAAAACAAAAGACCCGATCACGGGTAAATCGCGGCCTCCACTGTGTACCGAACAAATATATCTCATGGTAGCTTTCTTGCATGAGGGGGCTATGCAAGTAGGGGAGATTGCCTTGCAAAAGGGCAGTATCCAAGATGGTCGTAATATCATCGCGGAATTGCGCAAGCAAATGAAAAGTCTTGGACAACCTGTATATTTACACCCGATTCAATTGACCAATAAAATCGCGGGCAAGGGCAACGTGCCCGCTGCTCGGCTGCTGAACACTGTCACCCCTGAATTCTCTGAGGACGATCACGCAGCTTTTCAGAGCGCTATTCAGCGCACCAACGAAGCCAAAGACTACTTGGCAAGGCAGGCCACATATATCCCACGTGACAGTGACAATGAGCCGGAATTCGATGATCAGGCGGTGATCACTCAGACTCCTCACCCTCTGGACAAAGGATCGGCATTGGAGCCAGCTACTTCACCTACTAAGATGAAAACAAAAAAGACGGCTGCGCCCGCTCCAACTGAAGATAACGAACCGATGATCTAGAGTTTTCTTCAGATTCTGGTGTATACTAGCTAGTGTTCGTTCTTTCTCTGAAGAGCCTGATCAAGGATTTCCCCCACACTTGATCAGGCTTTTTATATATCCTGTAAAGGGTTTGTCTATGCAATCTATGAGGCTAGGAATCTTGTTAGGACTGGAAATTTTGAGTGCTATCGCGGCATTGGTATGGCTAGGGTTATGTATGTTCTTGTTGTTCATCCCTGGGGATCTAGCGCCAGCACTGGTTTACTGCGGACTTCCGGGGCTGCTCTCCGTCGTGCTTTATGGCTTGATTCGAGGCAAACGATTGGAACTTGCACGGTTTCCTAAAAAATGATAATCTTATAGATGCTTACGGGGATAGCTACTCCGGGGATGGTTGCCACCGAGCCATCCCACAAGCATTCATTATAATTGGTGGGCATAAATTATTCGGTGAAAAACATGATTCCTATATCGCCACTCAAATCTCCTTTCGTATATTTCGGTGGCAAGTCGGTTATTGCCCCGATTATTTGGCAACATTTAGGTAATCCTCGTCATTATCTGGAACCCTTCTTAGGCTCCGCCGCTTGTTTGCTGGCACGACCCTCCTCTATACAGAGCGAGATTAATGCTCACCCCTCAGAAATCGTCAACGATAAAAACGGCTATATCAGCAACGCGTGGCGATCCCTTAAAGCCAATCCCGAAAAGACGTGTTACTACGCCAGTTATTATGGCTACAATGAGAATGACTTACATGCTGTGCATAGTTGGTTGGTGCAGCCTGCGCAATCGAGCGAACTTGTACAGCGACTTGAAGGTAATCTAGACTATTATGATCCCAAAATAGCTGGTTTCTGGCTCTGGGGCATGGCGCTATGGATAGGTGGCTTATTCTGTGGGTCTTCCGGCCCCTGGCATAGCATTAACGGCAAGTTAATTAATGTAAATATCCCAGAGGATTTAAATGACTCAGGAATCAAAGAACACCTTCCCCGGATTTCTGCCAATCAAGGTATAGCAACGCAGCGTCCCCAATTGCCTAATGCACAGGGTATCTGGCGACAAATCCCTTATTTGCGTGACGGGGGTAACCAGGGGATTACTCGAAAACGTCCCATGCTAGGGCATTACAAAGCACAGGGCATAATAAACTATCAAGATGATTTATTAAGCTACTTCCAAGCCCTCTCAACTCGCTTACAGCATGTTAAGGTCTGCTCCGGGGATTGGTCTAGAATTATGAATTTAAAGTTATATGAAGGAACTATCGGGGTATTTCTAGACCCTCCCTATACCCACGGTAACCGGGATTCTGACTTATATAACCATGATGACTCCAATATTGCCTTGACGGTACAGCAATGGGCTATAGAGCATGGCTCAGATACCCATTTACGTATTGCCTATTGTGGCTATGATGATCAGAGCTTGCCCCCGTTTCCCCCGAACTGGACTGCCTATCATTGGAAAGCGCAAGGGGGTTATGGGAATGTAAATCCAAATAATCAGAACAAGCATAAAGAATGCGTATGGTTCAGTCCAGGTTGTTTATCCCCAGATCAGATACCTACCCAAACTAGCTTATTTACTATGCCTGAAGTTACTGATTTATAATATATCATGCCACCCTTACCCGCCGATCACCACGATTACAACCAGGAAGCTATAGCGCTTGCTGAGAGCTACGGAATTACCTTACCCCTAGCCGAGCAGCCTCGATATTTTCTCAGCAGGGTCTGGGATTCCATACCCCGATTCAGCACGGTAGGGCTATCTCTCCAAAATGAATACTTCGATAAGAAATCTCAGGCATGGCTGGATACCATGTCCCAGGAATGGCTCTATAATGACGCCCTGGACAACTTTGATTTTGCGCCTATCCATGCCCATAATACCCGCCAGGATTTTCATCTACCCGGTATGGGGAGTATTTATTGGCAGATAGCCAGTCGTGATCCCATAGTGCGCACACGGTTTCAGGCGCGCGGCACACTCGAAGAACTCAAGAATGCAGGGTCTTTTGGGGCTGAAATTGACTGCTTGAAGCTAGGAATTACACTTAAACAGGGGGTAGATCAGCTATTGACTTTATTGCCCCTAGCACCTTCTCTGCTGGTATTCTCCGGTGGGGGTATCCATATTATCTACACCCTCTCTGAACCCTATCAGCTTACCAATCGCATCCTGGTTAGCGATTATAAAGCCCAAGTTACCGCATTATTTCATCCTATTTCTAGCTTAACTGATTCCAGCGTGTTTGAAGCTGCCCGCGTGCTGAGACTCCCCGGATTTATTAATCGCAAGCCTGACCGGGCCGGGGCGGTAGCCCGGATTATCTATGATTCTGATAAGTCTTATTCATTGGCTGAAATCCGTGCTGTTGCTCCAATATCCTCTGATTTCAGTGATTCTAGCCATATTTTTTCCGGGGTTGGCTTATCGGATAATCTTGATAGAGATAGTGCATTAGCCTTATTAGCACTTGATCAGATCAACCCAGACTCATCATATGATATATGGCTAAAAATTGGCATGGGACTCAAGACCTCACTCGGTGATTTAGGGTTGGCTCTCTGGGATTCCTGGTCAAGCCGAGGGCATACCTATAAGCCGGGTGAATGTGCAGCAAAATGGGCGTCTTTTAAGCACACCCTGATTACCTTAGCCAGTGTGTTCTATTACGCCAGAGAAGCTAATCCGAACTGGCAAGCTGGGCAAGAGGGGGTGAACCATGCCAGATCGCATGTAATCACGCCTGAAATAAAGACAGATATTGCCCAGCCAATTACCCCTGATTATCTCACCCGCGATCAAATCCGACAAGAACAGCGGGTAGCTCTGCATACCTACCTGACCAACCCCAATAAAACCCATATGGCGACCTACTTTCTTAATGCCGCACCACCCGGAACAGGGAAAACCTATGCTTTGTTACAAGAACTTATCGAAATTGCCCGCGATCATTGGCAAAAATTCAAAGATAATCAGGATTCAGGTGACAATATTGATTATAGGGGCGTAGTCGCTTATGCCACATTGTTTAATGATGGCTCCGCCGATTCGCTAATTGATCACTTCAAGCTACCCCGAAATCTAGTTTATTTTTTTGAGTCCCGTAATAAAAACAACTGCGAAAATCTGAAACTGGCGGATATAGTCGCCAGCAAGGGCTACAGCGTCAAACGGTCCTTATGTAAAACAACCTGCAAGTTTAAAACTACTTGTGAGGGGTCGGGCTATCTCTCTCAAGAAAAACTGGCCCGGTCAGCACCCCTGGTAATCTACCGGCATCAGCATATGCAAGTCGAGGAAGTGATTCGGGGTAGAAAATATATAGGGATTGATGAGACACCATTACCTATCCTAACCCAATTCAGATTACTAGAACTCAAAGATTTTGTATTACCGAGCAAGACAACCCAATATGAAGATCAATACCCCGATCAAGTCAAATTATTGGAATTATTATGCACTTGCCTGAAGGGTGTGATCAGCATGAACGGGGTAATTACTGTCAAATCGGGAGAATACCCTACCGAAAAAACCGTTAAGCTAGGAGGCAGATGGCTTATGCAAAACCTGGTAGCCCTGCTTAATGCCAATGATTCCCAAGCTACTCAAAAACTCTGTGATCTTGACCCGGCGCTCATTCGGGCTTTATCAGAGGATACGCTGCAAGGTGATTCGCTAGAAGCTGGTGAATCCTTGCTTATTCATTGGCTCTGGGATTTCTGGTCAATCTTCAGGCATGAATACCTGACCTATTGGGTTAATCAAGCCCTGGTCTGGAATTCCAGGCTGATCCCCTATTCGCGTGGCTTGCGTGTGTATACCATGCAAGGACTCGCATTCACCCGCGATACCAAATTGGTGATCAACGATGCTACACCCCTGCTTGATCAGATTACTGGGCAGCCTATACAATATGCCAGAAGCCTGGAAGACAAGCAAGGTCGTGCTAGACTGGGATATATCTATCAAGCTGAGATACAACCGAATTCACAAGTCACGGTATTTGCAGGGAGTCTTAATACTCGCAAGTCTTTTAAAAAACCAGAATCAGAACAAAAATCAGCTAACCCACCTATTACAGGAACTAGCCGGACACTGATCCCTATCCCTCTCGCATCAGGATTAGAGGATATACAGATCGACCCAGATAGCTTCTCAATCCTGGATACCCCAGCAAAAATCCAAATGGCACAGCGCCTAATCACATTGCTTGCTCAAAAACACAATAATAGCCTGCTAGTAGTAACTTATAAAACACACGCAGAAGTCCTCAGAAGGTGGGTAGATGCAACGAAAAGCCTATCAGGGGTAGCAGTGCAGTGGTTTGGTGGTTTGCGTGGCAAAAATGACTTCGAAAATTATCAAGCCGAGTTGACCATCGGGACTCATTTTATCCCCCCTATTGAGCTACAAATTATGGCGCAAGTTTGGTATTGGTGTGATTCTATTCCTGTGAGTTTTGAAAAAACTATGCTTGAGGCTGACTATCCCGGCTACCGTGATCCGGTTGATAAACAGCCTCGTGCTTATCGTTACCAGGGTTATCAGGATACCCGCGTGAATGCTATTTATTTGCATAGCATAAAATCAGAAATGTGGCAAGATGCTGAAAGAATTCGGGCAGAAACCAGCCCTGAACCCAAATTCATCTATAGTGCGAGTGAATTCCCCGTGACACCTCATGTTGAGACCTTAATATCTACCTATCAATTTACTCTCGATAGCTATGGGCATGATTTATTCAAGCAGGCGATAGAGGTACGAGGGGAGATCATCCAGATAGATTACCTGAAACACCTCCAGGAAGTCACAGGATGCGCCGAAAGCACGGCACTCGATAGTTATAAGCGGGTTAGTGCAATCTATGCCCCTCAAGCCTCCGGTATGTGGTTTGCACCCGGTAATCACAGCCCGATTACCAGTTTTGGTAAATCTGAACAGGATTCTAAGCAAGATAACGAATCCCCTCTACATAAAATCACCCGTTGGCTAGAGGCTGACCCCACTCGCGCCAGCCTAGCCGATGGCAAGATCGCTACTCTATTTACATGCAGCTTAACCACCGTGCGACGTGCCCGCAAAGCCATAATACATCCCCGAATCTAATCTAGTTCACTGCTGTACTATCACCATTTGCCTCGCGAGATGTATAAGAGCTATATATTACATCTCGCGAGGCAAATGGTGATAGTTCCATAATGGAAATACCTAAAAGTATTGACAAGAATATAATTACACGCTACCATTACAGGCAGACTAGATTGAGTGAAAGGATGAACACAAAAATGCGTGAAGATTTGGCAAAATTATCAAAAGAGGGATTAACAGCTTTCATCAACAATGCGGGAAAAAACGGTAATCCGACCTTGAGCGGAGCCAACCTGAGCGGAGCCAACCTGAGCGGAGCCAACCTGAGCGGAGCCAACCTGAGCGGAGCCAACCTGAGCGGAGCCGATCTGTACAGAGCCAACCTGAGCGGAGCCAACCTGAGCGGAGCCAACCTGAGCGGAGCCAACCTGAGCGGAGCCAACCTGAGCGGAGCCAACCTGAGCGGAGCCAACCTGAGCGGAGCCACCCTGAGCGGAGCCAACCTGAGCGGAGCCAACCTGAACGAAACCAACCTGAACGGAGCAAGGGGTATTTGTCGCATCGGCGCGGCAGGGATGAGTTCGCGGGGTGATGATCTCTATGCAGTTGTCAGAGATCGTGGGTTTATGATCAAAGCGGGGTGTTTTTGGGGGACAGATGAGCAATTTGAGGTACGAGTATTAAAGAAAAAAGGTGAAGGGCATTTATATTTGGCAGCATTGACTTTCTTGCGGGCGTGGTATGCCACACAAAGCACACAAGCCTAAAGTCATGTGCGCGGATTGTGGTAAGCGCCTAGCGCGCCAATACCACCATGAGCCTCCTCGGTGTGAAGGAGGCACGCAGACTATCCCCCTATGCCGTAAGTGTCATGTAGCGCGGCATGTTCGGGCAAATCAATGGGCGGAATGGGGGCAACGCGGTGGTAAGAAAACCGCTCAAAACCCAGAACACTATAAAAGAAACCTGAAGCAATATACAGAAAGCGAACAGTAACCTAGATGACAACTGGATTTATCAAATACACTATTGATCCTGTTAAAACGGAAGAAGATGAGTACACCGAGCTGTGCCTGATCCAATATGACCACACCAAAGACTTCAATCACTATTTCGTGAATAATGTGCTATCCACACTATCCCAGCTTGATTTTGTTTTTCACGCATACTACTACGACGATGCTATTACAATACATCACGAAGACATATTCACCTCGGATTCTATCGAGTTATTAAAGCTGGCTATAGCGCCCTACGGCGAGTTAATGAGATCAAAAATAACCTCAAAATTTCAAATAGAAATATACAGCACAAAACGGGCAGCAAAACATTTCCAAGAAGCTGTATCACTGCCGAGACAACATGTTCGTCCTTGCCTGAAGAGATTAGGCTATAAGGCGTTATCTACCCCAGAAGTATCTGATGTTGTTCGCGGTTCATATAATAAGCATCGCAACCCTAAATATCTCTACCGAGAAGTAATATTCAAAGACGACGATCAAGAAGATATACCGCTTTTGCTGGAATTGCGTCCCAGGCCAGTAGGGGGCTATCTGATCAACAACGTATCCTATAAAACGCGCTAGAGGTGATCACGATGCCTTTCAAATTACCTTTTGAATTTGAGCCTAATATGGACTTGGAAGATCAGATAGCTGCTGCACGCGCCTATACTTACCTACCCCACTGGCTAAAAATGCTGGTAGATCAAGGCGATTATACAGCCGAGCAAGCGCTTGAAATTCATCACGCTACACCCGCTTATGATGATTATGACATGCTAGGTATGCCGGGTGATCCATCAGACTATGGAGATAGCTAAATGTCGCAAAGAAAACTCAAATGGCTTGATCTAGATTCCTTTGACCCTACTGCCAGTGTGATAGGAGTAGATGCACCCCGGAACAACATAAAAAACGGCATTACCCGCGCCTTTGTAGCTAATAAATTTAACCCTAACTATACACTCGCTGAAATGCCTATAGAACAGTTCAATTGGCTGTATCTAGAAGGCGAACTGCGACAACTGGATTACTGGCGTTTTAGCTTGCAGAACTGGGACTCACAAGTACATAACTTCCAGGAGGATCACACATGACTTTTTCTCTCTTCCCCCCTACCACCAAAGAAACCCAAAGCAATACCGCGCAAGTTTTACGACCCTATCAGGTTGATGCGATCACGGCGGTAATGACGGCTTGGAGCCAGGGTAAAACCCCGTTGGTGAGTGCAGCAACCGGGCTAGGCAAAACCACTATCCTATCAGAATTGCTTAGACTGGTATTATCCCCGGCTACTCAACGCGCTATTGTTATCGCTCACACCGAGGAGATCATCTACCAGCTTTTTGAGCGTATTCAGCAGCAATTCGGAGCAAGCCTACAAGACTACTACGGCCCAACGTTTCAGCCGGGTATAGGGATTGTCATGGCAAATCAGGACGCCAGCAACGCTAGAATTGTAGTAGGCACACGCCAAAGTTTGCACCCAGCGCGATTAGCCGAGATCATGAAACACGGACAAATTGATTACCTGATTATCGATGAATCGCACCATGTCAGTGCCGATAACACTTACTGGCAAATCGCTAAAACCCTGAAAGACGCTAACCCTACTTTGAGGGTGGCCGGGTTTACGGCTACTCCAAAACGTGGGGATGGCAAAGCCCTGGGCGTGCTGTTTGACACTATCGCCTATGAAGCCACTATCCAGGATGGTATCCGCTGGGGGTATCTAGTAAGCCCTACTCGACTCATCCAAAAAACCAACATTGATATATCAGGAATCAAATCAGAACAAGGTGACTACAGCAAAGCGCAGCTAGTAGAGGTGCTGACAGCGGATAACTGGATTGATTTAGCCGTAAAAGCCTATCAAGAGAAGATATTACCCACAGGACGCCTGACCCTAGCATTCTTCCCCCAGGTTGAGATGAGTATCTTATTTACTCGAAAACTCCAGGAATTAGGTATTGCAGCAGCACATATCGATGGCAAGACAGACAAACAAACACGTCGGGGTATTCTGCGAGACTATAAATCCGGGAAAGTGCGTATTATCAGCAATTACGCAGTCTTGACAGAAGGTTTTGACGCTCCTGAGACTGGGGCAATCCTGTGGGCACGGCCTACCCGCAGCGCTATTGTGCTTACTCAGGCGATAGGGCGGGGACTGCGACCTTTTCCGGGCAAGACGGATTGTTTAATGGTTGATCTCACGGTAGCGGATACCAAAGCCTTGCAAGTAGGTACACTGCTGGGCAAGACCGTGACTTGCCGCAACCCCAAATGTCAAGCGGAATTCTACAAGGGTTTTAAAAATTGTCCGGTGTGCGGGTATACCACCAAAGCGACTGCTGATTCTGAAGAAGAGCTTGAATTAGAACTTGATCCTCTTGCCCCCAAAGGCCCCAGGTTATTTGAAGATATGCACACCAGGGGGGAGGGGACTGATCTCATTGACGAGATCGGGAGCTTGTTTGATAGCCTGTACACCGCTTGGTATACCGATACTATCAAAAAAGACGGCTGGTACAGCACTAGCGCGGGGATCAATAATGGCTCCCTGGTGATCATGCCCCCGACTTATTCTGACAAGGCAGACCGAATTCGCGAACGGCAGCAAGCTGGACTGGCTATGGTAGCCAGCGTTCCTGATGATAAACGCGCCCAACTTGCCCGTAATATGGATAGCCTTATGCGCGAATTAATCAGAATAGAGAATTACACTCTCTATTACGTCCCAGAAGAGACTAACGCTAATGGATATAAATACCCTGGCACGCCTAAGCTGCTGAAATACAATTCCGATCTCACAGGACTCATGGCTGATGCGGAGCGAGAAGCCGTCAAATTAGCCAATGAATCGAAAAGCAAAAAAGCCATTGATAAAAACGCGGCATGGCGGTATTCCCCGGCTACCCCTGGTCAACTCAATTATTTGAAACGCCTGGGGGTAACTTACGAGGAGGGAGTGAGCAAGGGGCAAGCGGCTCAAATGATCACGCATACTCTGGCAACGAAAGAAGTCGCCAGATTTATCACACTCGATATTCTACCCGAACCTAAGAAAGCCCAGGAATAACCTCATGCCTAAAAAGCAGGATGGCCTTATGCACTGTCCCATTTGCAATGAATTACTGGTTTTCACAGGTTTTATCGACCTACAAGAAACACCTGAACACTTGGAAGCACGGGCCAGCTATGGTTGCCGCCAGTGCGATACAAGCCAAACACTTACCCACAAGATTTGGGTGGACAGGGCTGGATATACCTCAAAATCTACTCAACATACTCAATTGAGGCTAATCGAGTAATCATGCCTAATTACACTGTCCCTAAAAAACGTCGTAGTGACTTTAACCCGATATGCCCGCGCTGTTGTGAGCGTCCAAAAGCAATAACGGCTAATGGCAAGCCACATAGTTTATGTCGTGAATGTCATAAACAGGTAGAGCGAGATCGTCGCTTAGCCTACAAAGAGTCGGGCTACAAGGAATCCGGCAAGCAGCCCGCGCCATCTACCCATAAACCCTACAAGCCCGCCCGGGCAAGGCCAGATAAACTCTATCGCTATTGTATATGCTGCTGTGATAGCCGGGTTATTGATCTATTTGAGGGTGATAGCCAAATTTGCAATATCTGTGAATATGACTTTGATCCGGCTTACTATGAACACCAGCACCCGGCAACTATCCATGATTATCGTGTTGAGAAAGGATTGAAGTAACCTGTCATGCGCGTTTTAGTAGCCTGTGAATTCTCTCAAATTGTGACTCGAAACTTTCGAGAGCTAGGCCATGAGGCTTACTCTTGCGACATTATCCCGACTGAGGGTAATCCCTCCTGGCATATCCAAGATGACGTGCTGAATCACCTGGGTGATGGTTGGGATTTGATGATCGCGCACCCGGAATGCACTTATTTGAGTTATGCGGGCGAACGCTGGTTCAAATCACAGCCAGAAAGACATGCTAAACGATTGGCGGCGTTGGTATTCTTTTTCAGGTTGCTTTATACCCATAAGATACCCTATATCTGTGTGGAAAACCCACGCGGGTATCCTCTCAAGTTTGTTCAGTCTACCCAGGTAATACAGCCTCATTATTTTGGAGATAATGTCACTAAGGTCACTCATCTATGGTTGAAGAACTTACCTCCTTTGCTGCATACCAGTTTTTGCCCGAATCCTTATATAAATTGGACGAAATTCGGACACAGATCAAAGTCAGAACGATCCCGCACGTTTCCCGGAATTGCGCGGGCTATGGCAACCCAATGGTCTAGTTTTATAGAAAAAGAATCGAGATAACTACCTATCATGTCACCTAAAAAAATGACCAAAAGCACTTCACAAGATACCCTGATCACCTTACATGAGGATACGATACCCGATTATGATCCTGAACGGTTGCATCATATTCTAAGCAGCCCCGTAGTCTGCCTGGATATTGAAACCAAAACTACTTACCCAGGGTACGGCCCCGAACATGAATTTGGGTTGAGCTATATCACTGATATATTGTGTATCTCGTTTGCCTGGGGGCATGATAATGACCATATTGCCACACTGTGCGTGCATGGGAATCAGATGCACAGCATAGCCTTTGAAGAATTCATGATGAATTTATTTACAGGCTCCCGTGTGATCGTCGGGCATAACATTGTTTTTGATATGCGTCTCATTACAAAATGGACGGGAAACACGCACCTACCAGAGCATATCTATGATACTCAGGCGATGGCTAGACTGCTCACCCCTACATTAGATAGCGGGTACAGCTTACTCGATACCGCTAAAATGCTGAATTTGCCTGTCCCAGAATCTCAAAAAACCATGAAATCCAGCCGTGCCCGAATCAGTGATTTACCCATTCGCGGGGTCATGGATTATGCCTGCCAGGATACGTGTTTGACGTTGCAAATCTATTATGCCCAGCAGAGCCTAATCAACTCTGAAACCCTCTATATGCTGGCAGACTGGGAAGCCCGCGCTACACACCAATATTGCCGTATGGCAAGTGAGGGGATTACCCTCAATCTTGACTACACCCAACTCAGAATAGCCGATTTGTCCCATATGGCGCGGGAAATATCCGCGCAGCTTCAAGAGGCGGGACTCACGATGCCGGGGTCATCCAAATCTCGTGTCGCATGGCTCTACCAGAAACTTGAGATTCCCCTACCGGACTATGAGCAATACAGCCCGCTATTCACGAGAGGAGGGCACGCACGGTTTTATCACGCTGAAACGCATGGCGGTTATAGCGTCAAAGTAGAGCTTAGTGATCTGGCGTCTGGCGTTGACGCGGTAGAAATGCTGATCGATTTGGAGCCTCAGTACCATGATCAGTTGCTGCCTCTGGCCTGCTATCTGCAAGTCAATAACATGCTTTCTACCTTGAATAGCTTGTTAGACCATGCGCACCACGACGGCAAAATTCATAGCTTGATCAGCGTTCATACTGATACAGGTCGGCGAGCCAGTTCGCAGCCGAACTTGCAAAACCTCAAGATGGTAAATGAATCTAACGATCCTTCGGGTAACTTATCAGGCATACTCACGGGGCAGGATGGCTATACCCTATTTGAGCTAGATTACAGCAACGCTGAAAACTGGATAGCCGCCATGATTGCAGGTGATTCAGCCCTGGCACGGGCCTGTGCCGCACAAGATTTCCATAGCGCAATGGCAGAGCAGTATTTCGGTGATCTCTGGCACAGCACAGTAGCTACAGGCGACAAAAGCGCAATTAAGGCGCTGCGATTCAAAGGGAAAACGATCACGTTCGGCACAGCTTACGGCATGGGCGCTAAAAAACTCGCCAAGTCTTTAGGGATTACCCTAGAAGAAGCCTATAGCATCCTGGCGCGAAAAGATCAGGCTTTCCAAAAAATCAAACAAACTAAAGAAGCTGCCAGCCTGAAAGCGGAGCAATCAGGTGTGGTCAACCTGTGGACTAAACGCCCTATTGCCGTCGATAAACATCGATCTTATACGGCCTGGAATTATCTTTGCCAGGGTGGGGTAGCAGAAATCACCAAACGAGCGATGGTACTGATTTCAGAGGAATTTGAGAAGCTGGGCTTAAAATCCCGCGTAGCCTGTGAGATTCACGATAGCCTGATTTTGGAAGTCGCTCACGAGGAATGGCGGGAGGCTATTTCATTGGCCAGTGAAATCATGCAAACGGTAGTGCCAGAGTCCATGAACACTCGCACAGCCCCTGCGATCCAATGGATCGCACAGCCTGACTCGAAAGAAAACTCGCACAAATGGGGGCTAGGGCAATATCACCCGGATTTGATAGAAATGCCTGATCCTGCTGACCCCCCTGAACCTATCGACATACCTGAGGTAGCTGTACCAACTACTACCACCGAGATTATCTCTTTTCCTGATCTTAACTTTCGGTACGAGTTAAAAAACGTGCGAAAGGGAATTCAGCCTAGCCAATATACTCCAGAAGAAAAACAAGCCATGCTGGGGCTAGGAAATGCCCTGTATGATACCCTCAATAAAACGTTTCACAGTATGATCCCAGTCATGCAAGAGGATCAGCTTATAGCGCAACAAATCGAAGTCCCCCTGGAAACATGGTGCAGGGTTCCCGGACTGTGGTTACTGGCTTGGCAAAAATCAGGCCGATTTTTTGACCTGAAGGAGAAAACAGGCTACTCCGCCGAACAACTAATTTCCGTGCATCAACAACGATCTTTTACTCTTGAAAAACTACCGAAACGTATAGCATGGTGTATGCAGATATTTGCAAGCTGTTCTCCCTCCTCCTCCGAAGATGTTAATGAAATGGAGTCTAGCTATGCGGATTATTAGCTCTATAGGCAACCTTTTGCATGTTATTTTAACATGGTTGGGCATTACACAAAGCGCTGATAACCCATTTCGTGTTTTCAGTTTCGGAGGAGGGGTTCAATCGACAGCGGTTTTAGTCCTTCAATCAATGGGGAAATTACCGAAACCGTACCACGCCTTTGTGTTTTGTAATGTGGGCGACGACTCAGAAAATCCTGATACTATCATTTATATAAATGATGTGATTCTGCCCTTTTGTAAAAAGCATGGCATCGTGTTTATTATCGCTCAAAAAAAGTTGCGCGGTGGGGCACTGGATACCCTGCTGCAAGCTATCTACCGACCTAATAGGTCGGTAGATATTCCGGCGTGGATGCCGGGTGGCGCACCAGGCAATAGATCATGCACGGAGGACTTCAAGATTCTCGTACTGGACAAGCTGATAAAGTCCTACAAGGTTATCCATTGGTGTGTCGTTGGGTTGGGTATCTCTACCGATGAATTTAGACGAGCGCGGGATGTGCAGTGGCACGATAACTACGGGAAAACCGCTAAAATTGGCTTCAACAAGAAGCGAGAGTATCCACTTATCGATTTGCGCCTTAGTCGGGTAGACTGTGAGCGTATTATTGCAGAAGCCGGATTGCCACCGGCTCCGAAATCGAGTTGTTGGTTTTGCCCGTTTATGCCCTTTGCCCGGCGACTTATGCAGAAGCAACGCCAGCCCGATTTGTTCAAGGCGACAGTGGATGTTGAACGGACAATAAATAATAAGCGATCTTTACTGGGTAAAGATCGCTTATATATCATGAAAATAAAAGGAAAGCCTGTTCCATTAGAAACTATAGATAACGTTGATGCATCCGACCTTAATACAACACCCGACGAATCATGTGATGAAGGCGTTTGCATGACATGAATCAGATTTTCAAAACCCAATAACTTTGGGTTTTTATATTGCTATTTGTTTTCCTGATTATTCTCTGGTATACTTCTATATATCGTTGTCTATCTTTATTTATTTGAGAATAATCGGGAGTCTATCTACCATGACCTTACGGAAATTTCACGGAGATTTGGGTAATAATGAATGGAAAGGCAAGCTGGGGGATGCTGAAATTAGCATCCCTAATATGCTAGTTGAAATCACCAAATCGAACTATGAGAAAGCCAAGAAAATTGGGGGGAACACTCTCAGCCCCGACTATGTGATCGTCAACGATAAATACTATGTCGTTGGAGAATCCGCCGAACGGCACAGCACTCAAAAACCATTGATAGGGGCAGCCAAATATAGCGAGAAGTACATAGGTATTGCTGCCCCGGTGATGATCGCCAGACTGTCTAAAACAGACTGTGACGTGATCTATAATCTGGCCTATCCTCCAGGTAACGCTGATTTCACGGATGCTTTGGAATCCAGTATCCAGAATGATTACACCGTTACCCTGGAGAACCGCACGGTACATATCCACACCGACTATAACCCTTATATGTTCTGTGAGCCTGTCGGCGGGGCGATGAACGTCCTGCTGACCAAAGAGGGTACGCTCCGCAAGAATATCGCCCAACATGGTCGTATTTTGGTCATTGATTTTGGCGGAGGGACTACGGATTTTCAAGGATTATTCCCCGATGGAAAACTTGATCCCGCTATTCAGGATTCGCTCAAAGAAGGGATCAGCGGGGTTTATGATCGCCTGCGCCAAGCCCTGGAAACCGAATATGCTGGCAAGCTGATTGCAGGAAATGCAGGTATCTCTCAAGATAGATTGCGCCGTGTCCTGAAAACGGGGTTTTTGAACCTGAAAGGTACTGATTATGACTGCCGTGATTTGGTAGCTCTCGAAAAAACCAGCTTTCTGAATCGTTTCAGTGGTGGTTATTCCAAATATGCTTTTGCGGGTACGCAGTCGGATTGCATTATCCTCACAGGTGCTGGCTATGTGGACATTTTTGAGGATGTATTACCCATCCTGGATTTCAACCCAGAAGCGGTATATAAAGCAGAAGACGATAAATTCGCGCACCTTGCTAACGTGCGGGGTGGGGCAAACCAGTTCAAGATGTTTGAAGATACCGGGGTGATCACCTATGAGTAATCAAGATATAGTCTCGATTCACTTCTCTGGCAAAAATCAGCGCTTGCGCGATGCACGACGAGTTTTTGAGGACTGGAAAACCCGACCGGATACCGATAAGCCTGATTTACCCATGACCAATACCAATGTATTGGTCACTGCCCTGCTCTGTTTGGGTGAGCAGGGAGAGCAGGGGGCGAATCCCGCCCAGGCCGAACTCACTCAAGTCCTGGAAGCTATTTCAGGACTGAGTGAGCAGATTCAAGCCCATTTTGCCAGCATTGAAACCACGATTCAAACGATGGCAGTTAAGGGAGTTATCACGCACCAGCAAGCCGAACAGATTACCCAGGCGATTGATCAGGATACCAAGGTCTTTGCCGAAAACATGAAAGCGACTATGAAAGGTGGAGGTAAACGTAGATAGCTATGAATATCAAACTCAGTTTCGATCTCGGTGATTATCTGCCAGAAGAAGAACTGCAAAACGTGATAGTCGCCGGTTTGGCACAGATGTTCTTAAACATCCAGGGCAAGGAATCCAACTATCGATTAGAAATTAGCCTGATCGAGAAGCCTATAATACATCCAGGTAATATCTTGCATACGCCTCAACTAAAAAAAGGTATGATAATTAGAACAACGGATACGACACTTGTTAACAAACAATGGGTGGAGCTTCTTGATGTGATCGACATGGGAGAAGATGAGGAAGCCTATAGCCTGACCTGGCGCAGTTGGAATACTACCGAAAACCCCCGTTCATCCATTGTAGATGATTCAGCAGAATGGGAATTGCACGACTAAGCTGATCTCCCTGTTACGCTTTTGTGATATACTAAGCCTAACTATCTATTCACCCGTTAGGCTTAGACATATGCTCCAAACAGCGATTAATGCAGCCATCAATTCCCCCCTGATCGGTTTGCTCATTCTGGCGATCATGGTCGTATTTTTAATGCTCGGCTTCCTGGCCTTGATCCGCATGATTATTGTGATCTTCAGTTCGGAGAATAAAGAACTTATAAAAACCTTTCAGGAAACGAGTCGACTGTTTCGAGAGCAACTGGATCAGCAAAAAGAATTGAACGCGCTAGAGGCGGAGCGAATCACCATGCGCAGCCTGATCGCCCAAAACGATCACGAGGAGATGCTCAAACTTATCGCCAGCACGACAGCCACTCAAGAAAACAGCAACCGTAATACGGAGAAGATTATCCGGGAAGTCGCCAGCACGGTCTGGAATCACTCCGACGCTAAAATCTTGCTGGCACATATTTCGGAGAGTAAATAATAAGCCTATGACTCAAGAATTGGTTTTATATATTGGAAATAAACTCCTCACCATACGAGGTGAGGCTATCGAGAGCGTTACCGTTCAGGATCAGCATCCTCCCTCTAATGATCTGGTATTATGCTCGCGCTGCCATAAATTCACCAAAGTGGGCATTACACATTATTGCCCCGAACCTTCTACAAACGGTACACATGTCATCTACAAACGTTGAAAAATGTAGGATCAATTAGATGGGGCAAATAGTAAAATCCCCTACCACTTTTCAAAAAGGGCATATCGCTAACCCGACAGGACGGCCTAAGCGTGAAACCGAGATCAAATATTTGGATATTATGATCTCAAAATGCACTGAGGAAGATTGGGCGGATATTACCATCAGGGCTGTAAAAGACGCCAAAAAGGGTAACTCTGCTGCCCGGAAATTTTTAGCCGACTACCTGATCGGCACGCCCGTCCTACGCCAGCATATTATCGATGAAGATACCATGCCGCAAGTTGACGCTCGACAAATTCACCTGGATTTATCCGGGTTATCAGTGGATCAATTGGAGACGCTAATAAAGCGTCTGAAAGAGTGACCCCGGTAGGGGTATACCAGGGCTATATCGTTTCGTTGAAATTAGCCGGGATATACCCGGCTTTGCGTTTATGCCAGAAAGGAATCGAAGAATGGACAAAACTATGCTAACCCAAACCTTGACTATGGTTCGTGATCATTTGAAAGCCTCTGGATTGCGAGTGAGGAACGGCGAAACACTCAGCAAGCATGATCAGAAAGTAGATTTTATAGCCAGTGAGGTTGAAGGCGCTTTAACCAAACTTTTAACGTTGCATATTGAGAAGGAATCGAAGAATGGCTGAGAAACTACAGACCACAAGAACTATCTTATATCCCGAAATTGTGAAATGGTTCAAAGAAGATATTACTCGCTTCCAATTTACCAATGAGCAGATTGCTGGTATTTTTTCATGCAGTCAATCTATCGCATCCAAAGCTAAAGGCATTTTACGACAAGATTCCTATTGGCATCAAAAAATAATGGCTTTGCCAGTAAAGGCTAAAAAGAAGCTAAATTATCCAGCCCGCAAATTGAATGCTGCTATAGCATGGTTTAAGGCTGATGAATCCCGCAAATGGCTTACGGATCGAGAAGCTGCTGAAATCAATGGATGCAGCAAAAGCACTATCCGCAAAGCTAAACTAGCTTGTGGTATCAGTTTTGCTTAAGCAGGCTGGACTATTAGAATGTGTTCACTTGCCTCGCGAGATGTAATATATAGTTCTTATACATCTCGCGAGGCAAGTGAACACATTCTAATGCTTGCGTCTGCTGTTAGGTGTTTATGTTGGTGCTGTGCTATAATTTGCAGATAAGTATCATTATCGGAAGTTATTTTGAGGCTGTAAGCGAACTGTGCAATTAGCTGATACCGAACTGAGCCGTAGTGATTTTTTGCGAGAAGCGGAATTAGCCCTAGCACGGCGATCTCTTATTCATTTCACGGCTATGACGCAGCCGGGATATGTGATTGATGCGGCACACAGGGTAATGGCGGCTGCATTGGATCGTGTGGCAAGCGGTGAGATTCAGCGCTTGATCATCACGGCTCCTCCACAACATGGTAAGTCTTTGCTCACCAGTGTGAGTTTTGCAGCCTATTGGCTAGGTCGATACCCTGATCGTCCTGTATGTGTGGTCAGTTATGGTGCTGATCTGGCTGAAACGAAGTCTCGCAAGGTAAGGGATATTCTGGACTCTGAGGAGTATCAGGCTATCTATCCGGGTATCTACTTACGCCCCGGTTCTCGTGGGGTAGGAAAATGGGACTTAGCAGGGCACGAAGGCGGTATGTGGGCGGGTGGTATTGGTGGGGATGTTACGGGGCGCGGTTTTGGGTTAGTGCTGATTGATGACCCTCATAAGAACTGGGAAGAATCTCAAAGCCCTACGATGCGCCGAAAAGTTGAGAATTTTTATAAAAACGACCTCGTAAATCGCAAGCGCGAGAATGCCGCTACGGTTATAATCATGACTCGTTGGCATGAGGCGGATTTAGTGGGGCAGTTATTGTTGGAATCAGGTGATCAATGGACATTATTACGCCTGCCTGCTATTGCAGAAACACAGGAGGTACGAGATCGCAATAACGAATATTTGGGTATGTTTGACCAAATAGGGCAACCTGATCCCGTTGGTCGGCAAGCTGGCGAGCCGTTATCACCTGCTGTGATTTCATTGGCAACATTGGAATATCGGCGCGATGAGGGTGAAGTTTCTACAGAAGCTTGGGCTGCCGAATATCAGGGCGTGCCAAGACCGGATGAGGGGGGACGTATAAAGCGAGAGATGCTTAAGGCTGACATTCCTGATAAGCCCTTGTCAAAATTTTGTCGTTACTGGGATAAAGCGGGATCAGAAAGTGACGGGGCTTGTAATACGGCTGGAATCCTTATGTCCCGTGATAGCGATGGTCGGTATTGGGTGCTTGACGCGGTAGTGGGTAAATGGCAAGCTGCCGACAGAGAACAAAAAATCCTGGAAACAGCACGGCGTGATCAACTGGCCTACGGCAATGTGGCAATTTGGACGGAACAGGAGCCGGGATCAGGCGGCAAAGAATCCGCCGAAAATACGGTCAGGAACTTGGCTGGCTTCACTGTGCAGGCGGATAAAGTGACCGGCTCTAAGGATGTACGATTAGAACCTTTCATTGCCCAAGCTCAGGTGGGTCACGTCCGGCTAAAAATTGGTGACTGGAACCGGATGTACATCGAAGAAATGATCGCTATCCCCAACGGAAAATACAGAGATCAGGGGGATGCAACGGCGGGCGCATTTAACAAACTTACCGCCCAAAACGTCAAGCAAGCCCCTTCAATGAATAAAATGGTCATAGGAGTACCTCAGAAGCAAAATAGGGGCAATAATCACCCTTCTGGTTTGAATGTTACAAAAGTACCCAAAAGTTATTAAAACCGATTTGACTTGCGCTGTGCAAACTTTTAGTATAAACTGAATAGGCAATTTGGGGTTATGAAGAGAAAAACGAACATGGATGAGAGCGATATTCAAAAACTGTTTGAGATGATTCGAGAGTTAGATACATCGGAGTTGGTCATCGGGGCTGATGAGGGTTGGTATCATTTTGAATTTCTGACCACCGAAGATATGGAAAGCATCGTTGAAGTATGCCGCAAGATTCAAGCCTTTTTGAACGAGGTGGATAGCCATGCTGCCTAAACGAATCACTGATAACCCGGACATAGCCCGTATGGCCTTGACAGCAAAAGGGGTTGAGGTGGCAGATAAGCTGCCTGAGGTGATTGATTGTGGCTTTGGGTTGTCGCCCGAAGAACTGGCAGTCCTTGATCAAGATTTTGCCAATGAAACAGAATGCGTTATGTGTGGCAAAGAAGGCGCAGCAACACGGTCTGACGGCAAGGCATATTGCGGCCATTGTTGGATGGTGTGGAATAGCTAAAATCACTTCCGATAATGCAGATTATCTGCAAATTTCGGCACTATGACGAGGAAAATATGGACATAAAGCGTTGTGCGCGGTGTGGGAAAAACCATCAAGGGTTAGCGGTACATAGTTTTGATAGGTGTGTTGTAATAAACCCTGAAGAGGTGTACACACATTGGGCAACTTGCCCGCGCACGGGTGATCCTATTCTGATTTTATATAAAGAACTTCCTGAATCAGAAAAAGAGGATTTTGAATATGGCGAGGATGATGGACAATGATCGGGTTTAGTATTCGTCTGGGTTGGGCTATAACAGATATTCGTTGTAAGTTATTGAGGTTGTTGGGTGTTTGTATATATCCTCTTTATTTGATTGAAGTCAGGCAACCGACCCCTGAAAACCCGATAGGTGTGCTAAAATATTCTTTGGGGCGTCCTAAATATCCTGTGGGAGTGGGGAGAAAAACCAGTAATGGATGAACGGGGAATCGCTGGTGAGGATATAAAAGCGGGTACAGCAGTGTACATGTATGAGCCGTCGGGCCGTTATTATATAGGCGAGACGGGTCTTAATATTGCAGGTATATGTATGGAAGATGCAAAAGCCGGACAGCCTGTGACTATAGGTTTTTATTATGAAGGCGTCACAACGATAAAATACTCGGCACAAGCCGGACATGGGTATTATAAGGTGATTGTTCATTCCGATCAGTTGGAAGAGGATTTGAACGCAGCCTATGAATTGGGGTATGATCTAAAATATGTGGTAAATGGTGTGGCGTCTCTGTATCCTAGATATATTTTAGAACGGAATGAAGCCCGATATAGAGGCAAATAGGTGTAGGTAAATAAATGGTATTCGGCTATCCTGTAAATCCTGACGGCAAGACAAAGACGATAGTAAATCCTGACGGCAGCAAAGTAACCCTGTCGGCTAAACGCCCGACTTTTGAGGCAGCACCTACACAAGCCCTGCAATTACGCCTGAATGCGATGGGTAAAAGGTCGTCTAGTCGTTCCAGAACCTTGTTTGCCATGCTTCAGGATATGCGAGATTTTGACCCTTACATCAGCAAGGCTGTAGAGAATATCATCACTCTGGGGAATCCCGGCTATAAGCTAGAGGTTTTCCAGGTGCTGCCGAGTTCTGCCTCAAAAAACACCAAAACAAAATCAGGCGGCAAGTTTTCTGCAAGCACCACTGCGCAAGAGGATAATGATGATCCAACGCCCGACCCAGAAGGATTGAGACTGGTACAGCAGTTTGCCACCAGGATATATAGTGAGTATAACGGGGCACATGATTTTACCAGTTTTTCGGGTAAAGATTCAGATTTCCCTGGGGTAGACTTCATGATCGCTATGACCTTGCTCAACCTGTTTACGTTTGGCGCGGCAGCCAGTGAAGTCGAGTTGACAGATGATTTATTGGATATTAAAGATGTATACCCGGTGGACCCAGGTTTGATAGACTTCTGGGTGAATCCAGAGGATAACCGCCTTGTGCCGGGTATTTTGATTTCCGGGCCGTTTGTACCGCTTGATCCCGTGCGTTTTCGCTATGTCGGTAAAGATTCCAGCACCAATTATCCTGCTGGGCGATCTCCCCTATTAGCTGTATTGGATACTGTATTTTTCTTGCAGCAGTTCTATAAAGACCTGCAAGCGATCATTCACATGTACAACACACCTCGGCTTGATGTGAAAATGATTGGGGAAGCGGTTAGCAACACGATAGATAGCCTGTACCCTCAATTGAACCTGCCCGGACAGGAAATAGCCAAGCAAGAGTTTATTGATGGCTATATCACCAATATTCAAACGACCATTGAGAACCTTAACCCCGATGACGCCTTTGTACACTATGATATGGTAGAGGCACAGTTTATTAACCCTGGTCAAGTGGCTTTTCCGATAGACAAGATATTTGCCGCACTCAATCAGCAGTACACAGCGGCGACTAAACAGTTGCCGATCCTGCTAGGCTTCAATGAAGGTGCGACAACTACTCACGCTACTGTGCAGTGGATGGTATTCATCGAAAATCTCAAGAGTTACCAGCGGCTTGCCAAGATTCTGGTGATATGGGCGTTGAACCTCTATTTGAGGGTCAAGGGCCGGAACAGCTACGCTGTGCTGACGTTTAATGACCATAAAACCAGCGATGAGTATCTTGACGCTCAAACCTTCAACCTAAATACCATAACATACATGACTGCGGTAGATTCTGGCTTGATCGATTTGGATGAGGCGGCTAACGAGTTGTTTGGTCACGACGCTACAGGGGAAGTCAAACCGGCAGCTCCTGCGATAGCTCCTGGTACTGATCCAGGTAATCCAGACGCCTCACAAGTGCCTCAATTGCCATTCAAGCCCACAGCAGAGCCAAAGCCTACACCTAATAACGCGGCACAGGTAAGCGGGAATCGTGCCGCATTGCCTTCAGACAGCTTGCCCGATGAATCCGGCGCGGTCGAGCAATTACCAGAATGGATTAAAACCCGGCGGGCAGCTATGCAAAAAGAATATGCACATTGGCGAACGGGGACAATCACACCGACCTATGAGGCGGCAAAAGCAGAAGCCTTGAAGCAATCGGAGGATATGTCGGACTCCGAAAAGACCATCTGGCTAAAAAAAAACTTGACCCTATCCGGTAAAGACCAAATAGGGCTGCCGTTTGCTTTACTTGTTGGCAACAAAGGAACCTATATAGCCAGCATTCAGGATAATCTATCTACCTTGAAAATCCATAAACCAGTGGCTATACAGGATAATACATTAGCGAAAATAAGAGATAATGCGACAAAATCGGCTCAACAAATTATCAGTACTTACCATGATGATTTGTTTTCCGCTATCGGGGATGCTGTGCAGCAGGGGTATGAAACTCTATGGGCGATTGTGGATAGCCTGATGAAATGGGAAGCTCTGCGCAACGCCTGGAAGCAAGCCCAAATCGCCATGACCGAAACGATGGCAACTATTGGTCGGGCGATTACCGATTTTTGGGGCAATAATGATCAACTTGACGGGGAAGCCTGGGTATTGCCCCGTGTGGCAGCGGTTGATGATGAATGTCAGGATTTTATTGATCAAGGGGTATTTCCGAGTATGCAGGAAGCCTTGACCTTGCAAAACTTCCCAGCACATGTGAATTGTCCTCATTTTTGGGCACTAACTGGGAATAATTTGGTAAATACCGGAGATAATTCAGCGGTTTGGGCTGGCTAGTTTTTCTTTCTAAATTCGATAACCCCTGCCATAGTTTTCATGCGGATACAGTCGCCTTTTACTTCGACGGAATAACCATAGCGGTTCGAGATACCATTGCAAACAATATCCAAGCTATAGACCTTAAGCCATTTTTCGGCATAAGCCATAATGTCTGCGATTTTATTTATGTCGCGGGTATTTACGCCTTTGACGGTGGGCATTAAAGCCCGTGCTGCACAGTCACAACCATAATAAACAACGTCCCCTGTTTCGGTTTCGATAGCAACAGTACGTTTTAGGTTATTTTTGCCGCATCGCTCACACGTTGTGATTTCGTCTGTGACACCCAAGAATTTCATTTTTTTGCCTCTTTCCTAAACTTACCTTCAATATACCTTCAGTATAAAGCCTCTAACAATTATTGTCAATAGTTTTAGGGGAAATTACAGAATATTGGCTCTATATCTTGGAAAACGGAACATAGAGATTAAATAATTTGTATATTCCGATAATGTGTGTTATCATGCTTTTAGGTGGGGAGGACAACCTGCTTTAATGTGGGTAACGGTGTTTGACGCATACCCCGTCATTAGGGTTTTCATAAACTTAAGTGGTAGAGTATGAAGCTGACTGGTTATTTGAATAATAATCAGAATAACGCGCTAGTGATGTAGGTCCGAATCCTACTGAAAGCCCTTTTATTATTCGTTTGAGGATATATGCTGCAAGTCCAATTTAAAGCTATTGCAGAAAACCAGTGTAATTATTGTGATCGCCCGTCAACGTTTACGTTTCGTGTGATTTATAAGGATCGTTTGGTGAGCGTTTCAGCCTGTGAGGGACATATGCACAGGGCTGCCGACTCTGCCAGAGATACCGAATATCGCGAACAGCAGCGTAAAACAAGATAATTGCCAGAGAAAAAACAACCTATCCCTGCCTATCGGGGATCAACAAAATTAGAGATTTTTTCAGCGAACCAACGCCTAGTATTAGCAGGGGGCGGCTCCGCTGGAATCCAGTTCGATCCCAATGATGATCCCACGAATGATCAACTTCTCGAAATTATTAACCAACAACATGCCCTGACTCCCCAAAGCTCTGATCAAGTCTATTTGTTTAGAATGCAATTATCAAGCCAAAATCTAGATAGCTATAATACCCGCATGAGTGCCAGCACTCTGAAGAACTATCAGGGGGATTTTTCAGAGGGTAGGCCGCTCATGAATTCCCATCGCACAGACGGTGCGGGATTCCTGAGTTCAGGTAATGCTGAATTACCGATAGGGCGTTTTGTGCTAGGCAAACTCTCAGGGACTCCGCTCAATGAAGCTACGGCTACCTATGCCACTACAGGGGGTCAAGCCCTGCGCGTGTATGGCTATATTCAGCGCGGATTGAGCCTGTCTGATGTAAATACCGATCATGTGATTCAGGGCATAGAGGGTGGCACGGTCAAATCGGCTTCAGTGGGTTTTGCTATGGGTGCTGATTCCCGCTTGCAATGCTCAGTATGCGGGCTAGATATGCGTGATTGGTCGGGAGACTGCACCCATATGCCGGGAGTCGATTATGGCAAGCTGGGCCGGGCTTTTGGGTGGGTGCAAAATGCCCATGCGGTTGAAGGCAGTCTAGTTTTTGCGGGATCAACCCCTGACGCCATGATCGAAAAAGCGATCCGAATGGTTAGGCGGGGTAAGCTGTCTCGGCGTGATGCATTGCAATTAGAGGAAACCTATCAAGCCCGGATTATGTCAGGTCAGGGCTTTGTGATGCCAGAAGGTAAAAAAGAGGTGAGGGGTATGGACTTTAAAGAGTTTTTCGATATGATCAAGGGCTTGCCCTTTGCCGAAACCATCCGCACGGCTACCGATGAATCCGAACAGGTCGCGGGGGTGATCGGAGGTATCCGGGCACTAGAAAGTAAAATCAGCGATCTTTCAGCCCGTGCAGCTCTGGGAGATGCTTGGGTGAAGGATTTAGTAGATCAGGCTGTGCAGCAGCGTGTTCGGGCTGTAGGTCAGGGCAAATTTGATGAGGTCAAATACCGGGATTTTCTTTCCCGCTCGGCTGATCCTGAATTTATCAAAGGGGAGATTTCAAGCTATTCCGCAATTGCAGCGCAAACATTAGGTGGCGCGGATCGCCCGACCCGTGCAGCGGGTCTCAGGACAGAAGATCAGATTGATCCTCCAGAGAATGGCAAACGGGATAAGAAAAGCCCTACCAATCTCACGGCGTTTCGTTCGGGGCGCAAGTAATTTAGAAGAGAATACAAGGAGCATTTAAAACATGGCTGATCCACGCGCCATTGTACGCTACGAGGGCATAGCCCCTGATTATGCGACATTCAAAATCGATAATAGTACGATCACCTATTCTGCTACAGCCAGTTCTGGTAGTTCTCAGGTGGGTATGGCGGTAACACTCAGTGCGGATCAGACAGTGGCGTTGGCGGCTGACAATAACGCGGTTTTGGGCAAGCTGATCCGCGTAGGGTCGGATAACTTTGCTACTGTCCAAGTGGCCGGGGGGATGACCTTGCCTGCCGGGTCGAGTGTGACTCTGACAGCTGGACAAAAAGTCGTGGGCTGTTTGGGTCCGAGTTCGGCTAAGGGTTATATCCGTAACCCTGTAGCCTTAACCGGGAGCTATGTGCAGACTACCCAGCAGGATATAGCCAACTCGCGGGGTATCGTGGTAGATGCCAGTTCGCAAGCCAGTAACGGCCCGGTCGGGTTGTTCCTTTATTAGTGAGAATGGGACGGGATTAAACTAACATGCCTTTTGATTTTGCAATGACTACCCGCCTCATGGACGAAGCGCGGGAAGAAAACAAGACCCTCAGTGCTAAACTGGAGGAGCTTGATCCGACCAATAAGTACCCGTTATCCGATCCAGCAAGTGAGCTTGACGCCTATGAACGCCAATTAGCCCGCTTGAATGTCCGCACTGCTAGTATCCCGGATTACGGGGTTATGGCGGATACATGGGATAAATGGGATGATTTATCCGGGCTGGCAGACGGCAACGAACGGCGTAGCCTCAAAGCGGAGTTTATGCGGCGGGCTTATGTCGGATCAGGCTTTGGAGGTCGCGCATTAGGGCACAGCTTGATCACAGGGAAGTCAGGTGGGGCACGGACTCGCCTGGACAACTCCAATATGTTGGCGATGGAATCCGGGCGACGTTTCCCCGGTGATGCAACGGTATCGTATACTCTGTATCCTCCCGCTGTGTTGGATATGCTGCGCTATCAGCAGCTACAGCCTAGCGCTCTGGAGTACCTAATCGCCCGTACTCGGATGATTGACTCTGAAACGTTCACGGCGCTGTACCTAACCAGTGACAGCGCGGCGGCGACGGCGGCACGTTTAGCCCGTACTGAAGAATTCGCAGAACCAGCCATTTTTCAGTTTACGACGGGGGAGTCCAGCTTTCGCGTGACTAAATACGCGAACAGTTTGCGGGTGAGCTATGAGCAAATGCGTCGTATGCGGATCGATCTGATCTCCTGGGGTATTGGCTATATCGCCCAAAAAGCTGATCTCGATAAAGAACTCAGCGCGGTGAACATCCTGATCAACGGGGACGGTAACGGCAGTACGGCGGCGACCAATACAAATGGTAGCACGCTCGATTCAGGCGGGGCGCTAACGCTTAAAATGTACCTGAAATGGCGCTATTTGTGGACAAGACCCTATACCTGCAATGTCATTGTGGCAACAGCTAACAGCATCGTGGATACGTTTTTGCTGAATGCTGGCTCGGCTAATATTGCCCCGGCGGTGATCACCCAGAGCAACCGCCCTGAAGCTGTCACTTTCTCTCCTGTGCGTACCCTGCAAAACGGGGTCATTGTGGTGGATAATGCTACCGTCGCCAGCAATACGCTTTGCGGAATAGACGCAACAGCTAGCCTTGAAATGCTTATGGAATCCGGTAGCCAGATTGTGCAGACGGATCAGGTAATCCTCAATCAATACAACGAGATTGTCTTCTCGGAAAATATAGGTTGGGATATTGCCATCCGAGGTCAAAATCGCACATTGGCCTATACCGCCTAGTCAGGCTATTAAGATAGGGTTGAAGGTGAATAAGCATGACAACTAATCTTGATAATCTGGTGTTGTCAGGCAACAACACGGTAGCCGGGAATGAGACCATAGCGGGCACGTTAGCTGTCACCGGGGCTATTACAGCTACAGGGGGTGTTGCGGGCAATGTGACGGGTAATGCGTCAACGGCTACCTTAGCAACTAGTGCTTCCCCTGTAGTACCCCAGGTATTGAGCGGGGACGGGGCGATTACCGTGCCTACGGATCGTTTGGCTTTAGTGCGGGTAACAAAAGGCAGCGCGGCGGCGATTACTTTAGCAACCCCCCTGGCAGGGGATGAAGGTAAAGAGATCGTTGTATTTAGTGAAACTGCCTATGCACATCAAATTACCTGCCCCGATGGATTTAACGCTAAAGGATCGTCAGGGACAGCAACGGCAAGCGCGGCGGCGAACAATTATATTAGGTTGGTAGCATTCAACCTTCATTGGCGCGTGATCGCTAACGTTAACTTTACATTGGCCTAAACTGAGATATAGAAAGGACTAATTATGGCCTATCCTAAAGTCTGGGTTAAACCAACGCCAGAAGCGGATCAAGCGGAGAGTGTAGCCTTTTGGGAGATGGATGATCCCGAACTCGGTCCAGAGGGTATTCAGCATGGGCGTATCGATCCTCGCTGGATTCATCCGATTACTGGGGAATTTCCTTTCCCCGAAACACAGGATCAGATCGGTACAGGTAAAGAAAACCCCAAAGGTTTTGGTGGGGCGTATATCTGTGGGGATAAACGACATCCGGGTAAGGTCTACCCTGTTGCCAATACGCCCTATTTACAGAGCATGTTAGGTGGTAAACACCCATTGATCATGTTGGCGGATGAGCCTGTAACACCCACCCCGGTGACAGATGATTCAGACAATGGGCAACCCGCTAAACGCGGCCCCGGTCGGCCACCCAAGACGGATATAGGAGCCTAGGGTAGCCTACATGGCAGGGCAGATTGTGACGGACTATAACGCTATTCGCGCCAAAATGGGTGTGACCGTGAATGATTTGCCTGATGCCGATCTTGATAGTGTTGCTCTGATTCCCGTGGCTGAAGCCCTGATCATGAATCTGGTAACGACCTGGGCGGCTATTATGTCCGGGTCGGGGTCGGATAAGATATTCTTGCAGGCTGGGGCGGTCTGTATCGCGGGCGCATTGGCTTGTACGGCTAAACTCAAAATGCAGAGGTCTCAGAGTTTTAAGCTGGTTGATTATCAGGAAAGTGAGACCAAAGTAAATTTTGATACCATGCGGGAAGCCCTGCTGCTAGAGGGGCGCGGGTATTTATATATGATCAGTTCGATCATGACAAAACCTGTACATACTAATGCATTCACGGCAACCGGCCCGACAAGTTCGGGTTTAAATTGGCCTACAATAATTGATCAGTGGTTTGCTCGGATACATCCACATATCATTACATGGTTAAGTGACGACGGGCAGAAACTTTATCCCTGGGAGAATAATCCTTAAAATGAGCGCTTTTATTGTAGAGGGGATTACTCTCCCCGCACAAACTGAAAGCTGGTCGGCTAAGTCAGTGGGTGAAGATCGGGTAACGTTCCAAATGTGGCTAAACGGCTATCAATATGGGGCTACCGATACTGATCCTAAACAGGCTATCCAGGATACCGTCAAGGCAGCGTTGGGGCATCAGCAACTTTTGGCGACGTTTGGGCCTGAAGTTCCCACTACAGAGTCTAGATCAAAGCAAGATGAACAGCAAGGAGTTGGCTAATGGCGGATATTACCGTTTCGGCGGCGGGTGTACAGGCAACAGCGACCACGCTCACGGCTACAGGCACTAGCGCAGCAGCGATCACGGCGGGGCAACCTGTGTATATGGATGCCTCTACCTCAAATAATTTACGCCCAGCCCTGGCGGGAGGCATAGCGGCACAAGCGGCTGTTGTGGGGATTGCACTTAATAGCGCTCCTGGTGCGGGTCAACCTGTTCGCTATGCGACGGGGGGACTTGTAACGTTCATAGGGACTACGTTTGTAGTGGGAGGTTCTTATAACTTATCCGCTAATTCGGGGAATATTGCCCCAGTAGCCGACACAACGACAGGTAACTATGTGAGCCATTTGGGAGAAGCGCCTACGGCAACTACCTTGCAAATCGCCTTGAATGTCACGGGGATCACTCACGCCTAAATGCCACCTACGGGATTATCTGGTAATAATCTGGCGCGAGTGTTGGAGAATGCCAATAGCTCCGTCTTGTTGCCGGATACTGTGAGTTTTTATCAACAGGTGCATAGCCCAGACGGTGTGGGGGGAACAGCAATTAATCGACAGGTGATATGGTCGGGGGCTTGTCGATTCGATCCTTACCGCGCCCCAACAGACGATGTAAAGGCCATGCGAAATACTTTGATTGCGGATTATGTAGTTACCTTGCCCATAACAGCACCTATTACCAATGATCTCAAGGCTTTGCATAATAACTTTTGGTATGACATTGTACAGATAACCGATGATCAGAGTATGCAAATATATAAGCAAGTGCATCTAGCACGGATAAACGCGGGGCAACTGGGCAACAATGGCTAATGTCTCTGTGAATATCAATACCAGCAGACTTGTAGCGATTATGGCGCAAGTAGGGGTAAACGCGGATCAGGTAAATCATGATTTGGCAGAGCAAACAGGGGAGTTCATTCGGGGAAGTTGGTCGGGGTATTTCCCTCCCGCAAGTGCCCCAGGAGACCCCCCGGCTATTCGCACAGGGTATTTGGATAGCTCTGTGACCGTAGAGCCGATTCCAGGTGGTTGGGTCGTTTATATAGAAGCGTTTTACGGGATATTCCTGGAGTTAGGAACTATCAAAATGTCCCCCAGGCCGTTTTTCATATCGGCTATTTGGAATGTAGTAAGTAACTATGGCGATCTCTTCAAGGATGTATTTGTAAAATAGCCTATTAACTAACTATTATGCCTATCAACATAAACGACTCGATGATCAGCCTTGATAAAGCTCTGGATGCGGTGTTACGCGCTTC